TCGGCCGACAGGTCGAACAGGACGCCTCCGTTGCCGCTTCGGGCGATGCGATCCGGGCCGCACAGGACGATTGGTACGCGTTCGAGGTCGTCGGCAACCGTGGCGTCCTGTTCGACCTGTCGGCCGATCTGATCGCCTCCAACAGTGTCTCCGGCACCATCAACGGCACGACCTTCGGTCCCGTGGTCTATGCGACCTCGCACGACGCGACTATGGCCGCCTTGAAGACGGCCATCGAGACCGCATTGGGCACCGGCACCGTGGCGACTGTCACCGGGAACAACATGGCCGTCGTGAAGCCGGGAACCGACCTGAACACGGCAACCCTGGCCGTGACGCTCGGGGCCTCCCAGCCGACGGTTACCACCACCTATCCCCTGGATGCCACGAAGACCAAGGCATGGATGGCTTGGACCGCGACCCAGAAGAAGCTCCAGTTCGTCCAGGACTCGGACCCGGCGACCAAGGCCGCCAATACCGGAGTCTCGGGAACCGCTTGCCTCGCCGAATTCGCCATCCTGAATTCCTACGAGCGTTGTGCCGTCGTCTACCACGAGACCAACACGGAATATGTGGCGGCCGCATGGATGGGCAAGGAACTCCCCTACGCTCCGGGCCTCCGCACCTGGGCATTCAAGAACCTGACCGGCATCACGGCCACCTACCTGACCACCTCGGAAGAGGGCTATGTCCGCACGGACAAGCGCGCCAACGTCTACACGACCACGGCCACCTTTGCCCACACCTACGTCGGCACCGTGGCCAAGGCCTCCACATACATCGATGATGTGCGCAACCTGGACTGGGTCAACTCCACGATCCAGACGGACCTCTTCAACCTCCTGGCCGCCATGGGCAAGGTCCCCTTCACCGATGCCGGGATCCAGGTAGTCGTGGGCACCCTGAAGGCCAGCCTCCAGAAGGCACAGGACGCCCTTGTCTTCGATGCAGGTTGGGAGGTCGCATTCCCCGCCGCATCCGCCGTGAGCGCCGGGGACAAGGCCGCACGGAGGCTCACGGGCATCACCTGGAGTGCCACGCTTCAGGGTGCCGTGCATCAGATCATCATCAACGGCACCGTGTCCGTCTAAGGGGGCTCGAAAATGGCTATCGCAACGATCAATCCCAAGAAGTTCCGGGGCAATTTCGGCCCTGTCATCTTCAGCAACTACGGTGACGATGCCGTCTCCATTGAGTACCCGGAAGACCAGTTCGAGGTTAGCCGGGGTTGCGACGGGCAGATCACCATGGTCAACAAGTCCGTGGACGACGTGGCGGTCACCGTGACCTTCAAGCAGTCCTCCAGTTGCAACGACCAACTCTCCGCACTGCTCAAAGCCGACAAGCTCTCCGGTGCCGGCGTCTACCCGCTGGTGTTCCGCGATGGTTCGGGCACCACGGCTCTCTTTGCCGATGCGGCCCGTATCGTCAAGACCCCCACCGTGGACTTCGGAAACAGCGTCAAGGATCGCGTGTGGGTCTTCCACACCGGCCCCTGCGAATTCCACATCGGAGGCAACTAAGCCATGGCCACCCCCGCCAAGCTTGTCAAGATCAACGGCAAAGAGTTCCAGCTCAACCCCCTCCACCCGTTCACGGCGGCCAAGGTCAACGGCCAACTGGCCGCCATCTTCGGCCCTCTGCTCATGGGGCGCGTGCGAGATGTCAGTTCCTTGCTCCTGGAAATGCCCATGGAGCGACAGGAGCAATTGCTCTCCATGCTCATAGGGACCACGAAGTACCTGCCCACTGGCGAGAATGCCGGCGCCTTGGAACTGTCCGACCGGGATGCCGTGGCCGAGGCCTTCGGTGCCGACCTGGAATCCATGTACGCCCTGGCCTTCGAGATCATGGAGTACAACGGGTTCCCTTTTTTCAAGAGCCTTCGGGAGACGGGCGCACGGTACCTCAAAATGGTGCAGGGGCTCCAGGAGGCGGCGATGGCAGGGATCTCTGGTGCCGAAACGGAAGCAACCGATGGCTCCGCCTCTCCGATGAGCGCCGAAGCAAACTCCGCGCTGAACTCTCCGATCTCGGGACCCTTGCAAAAGAAGTTGAGGAAGAATACCCAGTCTGGCGCCTAGTCGTCTCCGGGAAGGCGTCCATGGGAGACCTGGACCACATGACCTGGGGGCAGGTGCTCAAGCTGAACGCGCTGATGGACATGGAAGAAGACATGACGGCGGCCCATAGGGCCTATCTAACCAAGGACCAGAAGGAGTAGGTAACGTGGTAGTCCAGGAACTCATTGCAAAGCTCGGGTTCCAGGTGGACAAGACCGGCCTGGACAAGGCGGAAAAGGGCCTGGACAAGCTGGCCAAGGATGCCGCCAAGCTCTACATCGCCTACCAAGCGGCCTCCAAGGCGTTCGGGCTCGTGGTGGACTCTGTCAAGGCGGCCGCCCGTCTTGAGTCCATGAACGCCGAATTCGAGGTCATGTTGGGCAATGCCGAGGCGGCCAAGTACCTCGTGCAACAGATCCAGGGATTCGCCGCCGTTACCCCCTACACCACGCAGGAGCTGACTTCCCAAGTCAGGCTCATGATGGCCTTCGGGCAGTCGGCCAATCAGGCACTGTCCGCCGTGAAGATGCTGGGAGACGTGGCAGGCTCGGACTCGGAACGCCTTGGACGCCTGTCCCTGGCGTATGCTCAGGTCATGGCGGCAGGGAAGCTCCAGGGGCAGGACCTGCTCCAGTTCGTAAACGCCGGATTCAACCCTCTCCAGGAGATTTCCCAGAAGACCGGGAAGTCCCTGGCAACCTTGCGCGTTGAGATGGAAAAGGGCCTGATCTCCAGCGCCATGGTGGCCGATGCATTCAAGCAGGCTACGGGCGTCGGGGGCCGGTTCTTCGGCAACATGGAAAAGCAGTCCCACACGCTCAACGGCCTCTGGTCCACGCTCACGGACACCTTCCAGATCATGATGGCGGAGCTTGGCGGCCAGTTGGTCCCCTTCGTCAAAGAGGTTCTGGTGGTCCTGATCAGCCTGGGGGACGAGATCGCCGGGGCATACCGGCAACTGGGGGACTTCTTCAGCCTCATGTTCTCCGATGGTCCGACGGCTGGGGACGTGGCGGCAGGGATCGCGGCGGCCTTCCAGACGGTAGCCGATGCCATCATGGCCATCGGTGCCGGGTTCCAGTACACCATGCTCCTGGTGGACGCCTTCCAGGGCGTTTTCGCCACGGTGCTCGGAACCATCATCGACCTGATCATGGCCATCCCCAAGGCGTTCGCATACGCAGGCAAGGGACTATCGATCATCACTGGTGCAGTGGCCAAGATCACCGGCAACCGGGAGCTGGCCGTCTGGAATGCCAGCCAACGTGCGGAACTGGACCAGTTTACCGCTGGGGGCTTTGCCGAATACAACCAGCGGGGCGCCTCGAACTCCCTGGACGCCATGGGTGCCCGGCTGGACAAGGCCAACGCCCTCGCCTCCATGATCGGTGGAACAAAGGCCGCACCTACCGGCGCCAAGGTATCTTTGACGGACAGCATCCTCAAGGCCCTCGAAGGCCGGGGGAAAGTGGTCAACAACACGACCACCGTCAACAACACGATCCACGCCGAAGGGTCCATGAAAGACATTCTCCAGGAACAGGCAAACAGCGTCTTCGGCCTCACGTTCCAGCAACGCCTGATCGCGGCGGCGGTCTGACATGGGCACCAAGCCGACATCCCTGTTCTACCGGACCTCCGGATACTTCGTGGACTCGATCCAGTTCGACCTCCTGGTTTCCGAGGATCATTCCTTGGAAGCCTCTGTCACCGAGCATCCCGTGGAGAACGGTGCCACGGTGAACGATCACATCCGGAGCCTCCCGCGCAAGGGCTCCCTGACGGGCTTGGTCACGAACTACCCACTCAAAGGTGCCCCGGCCCTGCCCCAATGGTTCCTGGACAAGCTGGCAGGCATGTCCCGCAACTACTTGGACACACTAGGGGCACAATACGGGATCCGTAGCAACACGGGACCGACTGCTGAGGACTTCGCAGACCTTGCGCGGCCCCAGAACCGTGCCATGAATACGTGGCTCATCTTCAAGGCGCTTATGGCGGATCGCGTCCCCGTGACCATCATCACGGGCCTGGAGAAGTACACCGATGTCGTCGTGACTCGGGTATCCACGTCCCGAAGCTCCAGCACCGGGGACGCCCTGGAATTCCGAGTCGAGTTCCAGGAGATCCAGTTTGTCACCTTGACCGAGGTGGCCCTGACCTCCACCACCAGCCCTCTGAACCTGGGCACCGATGCCAACAAGCAGGCGGCCCCCAAGGTGCGCAAGGGCAAGGTGGGCGGCACCTCGAAGCCCGTCACCTCGTTCAATGCACGCAAGGGGACCGGGATGGGCGTTTCGACCGTGGAGATTACCCCATGATCCAGATTCCGTCCTTCGCCTCCACGGCTTCAGACTTCGAGCAGACCATCACCCTGGAAGAGCAGGAGCTTTCCATCCGGCTGTCCTGGAACTCCCGTTCCGGGTTCTGGTTCATGGACCTGGACGACCAGAAGGGGCACCTCCTCAGTTCCCGGAAGCTGGTTCCCGTCCTGCCCCTGGTCGGCAAGCACAAGGCCCTCATGCCCATTGCCGGCGATCTGGTCCTCATGCCCGAACAGGACGTGGCCCCGGAGAATCCGACTTTCGAGGGGCTTGGCACCACGCACAACCTGTACTGGCTCAACGACTCCGAGATCCAGGCCTTCAAGAGGGCCTACCGCATTGGCTAGCTTCTCGGACACCCGGGAAAAGGCGTGGGGCCGGGTTGTCGAACTCGTGGCCTATGATCCCGCCTTGGCCCCAAGTGCCGCAGTCCTGGAGATTGGCGGCCAGCAGTTCGGCACCGTGATTTCGGACCTTCACATGGAGTTCGAGGTCAAGCGGTCTACTCGGTATTCCGAGAACACGGGATCCTTCAAGATCTACAACGCCAAGGAATCCACCCGCCAATGGCTCCAGTCCCCTGGTCTCCGGGTCCGGTTCTCCGCTGGGTACGCCGAACAAGGCGGCTTGACGGGCGTGTTCTGGGGCTCCATGCTCCCGGGCGTCAGTTCCAGGAAGCAGGGGAACGACTGGGTCACGACGATTCCGTGCGTCTCGTCCCTCACGGAGTCCACGGGCTCCGAGGACATCGCCACATGGGCCAAGAAGAACCCCAAGGCGAGCTTCGAGGCAAAGAAGGACAAGATCACGGCGGCCATCAACCGGATCCCTGTGTCCCTGGGCTACGGCCCCTCTGCACGGGTGCGCACGATCCTCCGTGACCTCGCTGGAATCTCCGGCCTCGTGCTCTATGGTGCCGAGGGCCTCTCGTCCGCGCTCTCCTTCCCCAACGGCTGGGTCTACGTGGGAGGTCTCCGGGGCGCCTTGGACACCTTGAACAGGATGCTCCGGGCCCATGGCTGGAAGCTCTACATCGACAACACGACGATGGTCGTTTGGCCCCTGGACGGCGGGAACCTGACCGTCACGGCGGCCTATTTGACCTATGCCACCGGGCTACGGTCCCTGGAACCCAAGATCGACCAGAACATCCCGCCCAAGCTGGACCGCAAGGGGAACCGGATCGAGAAGCGGCAGGCGTATGATTTCGAGTGCCTACTGTCCCCCAAGATCGGCCCGAACACTCTGGCCAAGTTCGACACGGGAGCCATTCAGACCACGATCCTGGTGTCCGAGATCACGCACGCCGGCAACAACTTCGGCGGGGACTTCAGCACAAAGGGGCACGGCGTCGTGTGGCAGGGCATCGGGGACACCTACAGGAAGGAAGCCTGATGGGCAATCTGAAGCTAGGGGACTGGGTAGAGGAGACTCCCGGGTATAGTCCGGAAATTGGGGGCATCGGAGCCGTGTCTTTCCATGGGGACGACTACACAACGGTGATCATGCCGGACGGTAGGGAGTGGCTCGCCTCCAACATCCGAAGCACCCTCATTGCTGGGTACGAGGTCAACAACAATGCCGCCAACCGGCTTGCCTATGGAAGACTATACCGGCGCAATGACATCGTAGCGGCCACGCTCCCGGAGGGCTGGCGCGTGCAGACCATTGCCGACGTTGATGGGCTATTTGCCGCGATCACAGCCGCACAGCTACCGTCGCCAACGGTGTCTGCGTCCTTGAAGTCTATCGGAACGACGTACTGGGATCAAGCGTTCGGAACAGACGTGTACGGATTCGGCTTCAACGGTGCCGGATGGAAGGACGCGGCGTATCCCAACTGGTACAATTTCCGACAACACGGCTACTTCGCAGTGGCCGACCCCACGGCGTCGAAGGTGCAGTATCGTATAATATCCTCGGCGACGGGTACGGGCGAATGGTTCAATACTGACAGCAACACATATGCGTTCTCCTACAGACTCGTTCGCGACGTGGTTCCCGTCCCGCCCACGTATTCCTATGGCACCCACGACCTCCTAGTCCTCCCCTCCGGCCTCGCAGAGACCACTGACTCCCTTGCCCAATGCATCGACATCCGCCTGCGAACCTTCCTCGGGGAACACTGGCTCAATCCGGAACTTGGCGTCCCCTGGTTCCGGGACTTCCTGACCAAGGCCCCCGACCTTGCCGTCTGCCGCCAAGTCCTCTGGGACACGATTCTAGGGGTCCGTGGGGTCCGGGCCATCAACCGCCTGGACCTCTCGATTGCCAAGGCCACAAGGGTCCTGACGGTTACCTTTGCAGTCAACGGTACCGACTCCTTCACCTCCACGATCACGGTGTAGACCCATGGACTCCGAAGATCCAGTTGACGCCATGGAGACATGGCTCCGAGCACGCCTGGAAGATGTCCACGTGGCTCTTCCCGGCGCCGTGACCACCTACTCCAAGGAAACCCGGTTGGCCACGGTCAAGCCCTCTGTGCGCCTCCGTAGCCTCCATGGAGACAAGCTCGCCATCCCCCCGATCCAGGGCGTCCCGGTCATCTGGCCCGGGTCCCAGGATTTCACGGTCCAAAGCACCCTGAAGCGCGGGGACCGGGTTCTCCTCGTATTCTCGGAATCCTCCATTGGCAACTGGATCCGTGGAGCAGGGGACGTGGACGCAGAGGACGAGACGCGCTTCAGTCTCCAGGATGCCGTGGCGATCCCGGGACTATGGCCCTCTGCCGGCGTTCCCCGGCACCCCATGGACACGGCGGCTTGGGGCATGTGCTCCGAGTCCCTGGAGATCGGGGGCACCAAGGCAGGGAAGGCGGTCGTGAAGAATGGCACCACGTCGCTGGGGGCCGTGATCGAGGGGCTACGGGCCCAACTGCTGGCCCTTGCGACGCTGGCCAAAGACGTTGCGCAGGCGGCAGGATCTCCCACGATCCCGTTCGACACGATTATCTCAGATATTGATGCCTTGGAAGGGGAGATCGGGGGACTCCTTGAGTAGCCTGAAACTGGGGGACTGGATTTCCGGAACTCATGACATCCTAGTCCTCCCCTCCGGCCTCGCAGAAACCACGGATTCCCTTGCCCAGCGAGTAGACATCCGCCTCCGCACATTCATCGGGGAGCACTGGCTCAACCCGGAACTAGGCGTCCCATGGTTCGAGGAGTTCTTGCGCAAGTCTCCCGACCTCCGCCTCTGTCGCCAGATCCTTGTTGCCGTGCTCCAGGATGTCCCCGGAGTCGTCACCGTGGAATCGGTCGATGTCGCTTTGGACAAGGTTTCCCGGCAGATGCGGGTATCTTTCGTTGTATCTGGTACTGATTCCATCCCTCAATCGGGCATCACGGCGGTAAACCTATGATCGACGCTTCCGGCTTCCGCAAAAAGACCCTAGCCGAAATCCGTGCGGAACTAGAAGCCGACGCCCTGGCCCTCGGATTCGATGATCTTTCCCCCGACGGCCCCATTGGGCAGATCATCTCCATCGCGGCCAAGCGGGAAGCCGACGTGTGGGAAGGTGCCCAGGAACTCTACGCCTCCCTGGACAAGGACCAAGCGTCCGGACTCGCCCTGGATCGCATCTTCGGCCAGATCGGCCTTATTCGCCTCTCTGCGACCCCGGCCCGTGTCTCCGATGTCCTACTCTGGCTGGATTTCGGGGCACTCGTCTCCGTGGCCGCTGGCTCCCAGGTCAAGGCCTCCACTCAGCCCATGACCTACGATCTGGAGACCACGATCATCCAGGCTTCCAGCACCACGGGCCCTTTCCGCGCCGTGCGCCTGAGCCTGACTACCTTCGTCGTCGGGGACGCCCTTTCCGTGACCCTGGACGGCACGGCATACACCTACACCGTGCAGACCGGGGACACGGAGGCCGACGCCCTCGGCACCCTGGCCAACAGCATCGAGGCCGGGGCCTTTGGTCAGTACGGGTCCGCCGAATACGAACTGATCGCTGGGGACCACTACCTCAGGATCGAGGGGGCTCCCTCCTTCACCTTGACCGCCAAGTCCGTCCACTTCACGGGCTCCCAGAGTGCCCAGGCCGGTATCTTCGTGGCCAGCTCAGTCGGCACCCAGCCCGTTCCCTCCGGCACCCTGGATACCATCGTGACCCCGGTATCCGGATGGGACGAAGTGGAACAGCCTTCCGCAGGCGTTGACGGCACAGACACCGAGACCGACACGGCCTTCCGCCTCCGAGCCGCCCAAGGCTTCCGCTCCGGCACGGGCACAGAGACAGCGATCCGGGACGCCTTGTACCTCGTGGACGGCGTGTCCCGTGTTTTCGTCAAGTCCAACCGGGACACGCCGTCCACGAGGT